CATTCTTTTGGCAGACCATCACGCAAATCCGACCACATAAAGCCAGCCTTAGTTGCCCAGTCTCCGTAAGAAGTTTTAGATCCTTTTCTTAATTTAACTCGTGCATTTTGGAAGAAGATATAGAAGGTATGGTCAGGATATTGTTCCTTGACCCATATCATCTTCTTTCTATCTTCAACAGTTAGCTTACCTTTAGTTTCAATGTAAACCTTGTCTTTTACTTTCCAGTCAGGAATGTAAGTTCTTATGGCTTCAGGTTGCTTGAACTTTAGGCGGTCCGGTTCGTACGTCACTGAGTCCGGGATCAGAGTCCTGAACTTCGCTTCGAACTTTGACTTGTAGGCTTGGAGGAACCCAGAGTTCTCCTTGACTTCTTTGGATATAGAGGAGCGCCCCATTTAAGTTAATGTCGTGTGCTTCATTTGTGTAAATCTCTTTCACATAATTGTACATGTCAACAGCATTAGAGCAATAATCAATTGCATCATGATGGTGTTGCATGAACTTAGGCCATTTCTGTCTTGCTTTGCCGTCATAACCTGGTATATTGTCTGATACGTCTCCTAAGATTAATTGCTTGTAAAAGCTTTTTAATCCTTCAATGGGAGTTACGAACGATCGTTCTTTGGTTACAAAGTTAAAATGATGACCAGAGATCATCTTTAAGTCTTTGTCAATAGAACAGACAACAAAGGACATTGGGTCCTCACAGTCTGTGGCAGCGATACCGATAAGATCGTCTGCTTCACAGCCTTCTGAGATAACCGCATTCCATGTTTCGACAAGGTAGTCCCTGCACGCCTGTAGATGTACAGGTTTGGGCTTGTCTTTACGATTGGCTTTGTACTCTGGATAGATGTCATAACGGTAGTTACCTTTGCCAGTCAAAAAGCAACGGTATTCGTCACTTTCTGACTCACGTAGGATATCACGCATCATGTTTTCTATCCGAAGTACAGCAATCTCTTCAGGTTCATGTTCGGCACTAGCAGAACAGCGATATGCAACGATATCACCGTCTATTAGTGCTTGCATCACTCTACAGTAGGCATATCAAACTCTACCATTTCGCTTTCTATTTCTTCGATTGTTGTTTTCTTTTTACCGAAGACGAAGTCCTCAAGTTCTTTTGCGGTGGCAATGACGTCGGATACTTTGAGCGACTTAGCACCCACAGAAAGAATTGCTGTAGCGTTGCTAAGAGACGACTGACGAATGATGTAGACTTGACGTGCTGCACGTTCTTCTGGGGTCTCGTACGTACTACGTGGGGTTGGGCTTGCTGCCTTGCTTCCAGCACTACTTGCTGAGGCTGCTTGACTGCCGTCGGCTTTCTTGGCACTGACGAATTCGTCGTACCCTTTGTCGTTTTTGGCTTCTGTGACTTCAAATGTTTCTCCTGCTTGTGCTTTAGATAAGATTGGGTATACAAACTTCTTGCTAGATACTACGTTACGTGTTGATGTTTTACCATCGCCAGTAAAGTTAATTTTAGCAATTTGGAATGATCCACGATCATCAATAATAACACCGTTAACTGTAATTAACATACTTTCCTTTTTCTAATGATTCATTGTGGGGCCATAGTGGCACTCACATGCTAATGGTATATTTGGTTTAACTCCGAACATCCTCTCAAAGTTTGTCGGCATGTCCGCAAAGCTATCCTCAAATAACTTAATAGTTTTTTCTACTTCTACATCGTCTACATCTACGAGGATACTGTCATGGATAGTTCCAATAAGACGTCCTCTAATTCCTGCTCGCTTAAACCTTTTCGCAAAGCATACTCTGATAATTGCCATGATGTCATGACCAGTTCCTTGTACAGGGTGATTTGTTAGTGTTGTCCATGGGATGGCTAGGTTGCCTTTGAAATCACGAACCAAGTCGAAGTACCATTCCCGTCCCTGAGGCCCAATGATAGGGAGACGTTGGCTGACCAATCGTGCCCAGGATTTGTGAGTAGTATCCAGTCCCTTGTATTTGGTGAAGAACTTATCTCCAATAGATTCCCAAAACTTAACCGTGCTGTTTGTTGCGGCAAATTCGGGGTCTTTGGAAAAGGCGTAAGCACTTCCACGATAGATAGTGCGGAAGAGATATTTCTTTGCGATAAGTCGGCTAGGAAGGCCGAAAGCTCTTTCATTCTCGCTATGTAAGTCTCGTCCTTCAAGAATCTCCTCCATCCCTACGGGATCTTGTGATAACCAAACTGCTGTCCACCATTCCAGGGCTTTTGCGTCTGCCTGTATAATCATTTCTTAGAAGTAAGAGCACATGTTTGGTGTGCTTCTTTAGGATGAAATAGTTTGTCATACACATCACGATTAAACATCATGAGAGCATCTTTAAAGTCTGAAGCTCCATGAATAGCGATGTATTCACTAAGATTAGACATGACAGTGTGTTCCCAAGACTCCGCTGCTACTAGCGCTAGCTCCTCTGAGATGATCATTGCTTGTTTCAGCTTGCCCATATTCACTCCTTACAAAGTTCTGCATCTCCGGAGGCATATTCTGGAGATTTGGTTTGGTAGATGATAGTCTACCTGTCCATGTTGTTACTTGATTGAACTGCCCATGGATTTTGTTTTTAGGCCAATGCATTTCTTCATTGATCTTGATGAAGCCTTGATAGAATTCATTGACTTTGGTTAGTTGTGCTAATTTAAGAAGTAGCGGCACTACACCAGTCTTGTCTTTGAGTTTACGAAGTGTGTCTTCATTGGTGGACCAAAGTCCGTCTTTCTTTAATTCGGTACCTTTAATAGGTTTAACGAGTCCATCCAAGTGATGAGTTTGTCGATCAATTGAATAGCGAGGCTGTCCGAGCTTTCCCCCTGACTTATATAATCCTGCCAGGACACGTCTTTCTTCCTCAATAGTGCCTCCATAGAGATAGGCACTAAGGTGATCAGTGCTATTGAAGTTAACAGGTATATGAGGATATCTAGACCCAAGTTCCGAAGCGATTTTACTGATTTCTTCAGAAAGCTCGTTACTTGCTTCAAGAATTGCGTCAAGGTCGACTGGGATGCCATTGTATTCCATTTCTTCTAAAGTTAGTAAGTCTTCACAACAGAGATGTATTAGACGCCATTGCTGTGGTTTTAAGATACTTAGTTGTTTGTAGTATAATAACAACGTTGTTTTAACGTCATTGATGTTGTATTCCGATAAGATGTCCCAAGGAACAGCATCGGTATCAATACCCTTTTCCCAGTATTCAGTCTTGACTACATCTGTTTTTTGTGGGAGTTCATACTTTTCCAAGCAAGTAGCGAGGCTAGGATACTTAGTACGCTGACGGCTAATAACATACTCAGCAACTTGACAATCAAAGACTCGTTTGTCCAAGGTATCAATGCCGTAGCGACGCAACCAATGAAGGTCGAACTTAATGTTAAATCCAATAAGTAGCTCTGCGTTGTTAATGGCTTGTTGTAGTAGTCGTAATCCATCACTATTGGGATGCACGCAATTATGTGTAGTGCCATCAGTCCAAGCAACAGAAACAAGTTTGTTAGTAGCATCGAATGGGTTTCCTTTATTAGAAGTGGTACACTCTATGTCTATTGATAATAGTTTCATCGACCAGTGGCAATAGGATTATAGATTGTAGCAGGTGTTTGTCCGAATGTCATTGCGCTACCTGCAGATTCTCCAGTAGCAGTGTAGAAGAATGTTAGTGAGTCAGCAAATGTTGTTGTGCTGATTAGTAGGAGTGTAAAGATTAGTAGTTTCATACATCCGCCTGAAAAGTACTGGTTTGGATTTCAGCATATAGACGTTCATTCTGTGTGTCTTTATAAATTGAGTTACATTTCTCACAGAACACATCAGCATCTAGTAGGTTTTCAAAGACACCAAGAGTATGTGCTCCATAGCCAACACTATGAGGATCAATTGGTTCTAGTAGTTTACATTTTCTAAGTACGACATAACACGGTGTAAAGCGTTTTCTTGTCATGATGGCATATCCACGTAACGGGCAATGCCCGGATTGATTTGGACTTCAATGCGTCCATGTCTCATTTCTGGTAATGTGTCAATATCACCAGTGAGCTTATTTTTAGAGATGTTTAGGAATCTGACATAGTCCCAGCCTTCATCGTAGATCTTACCGATGCCTAGAATCCAGTCAGCTTCAGCTTGTTTGGATGTTTTTGCATTAGCAACGTTGTTCATGGTGAGCCACCTCTGGCCGTCACCCGAACCGTCTGCTTGCGTAACACCGATAACAGGACCATATTGTTTGGCTAGTTCACGAGCCCATACGTAGATTTCTCCTAATCGGAGATCTTCACGGTCATTCTTGAATCCACGGATTTTATCTATCTGATCAAGGATGATAAGCTCAGGATCAAGTTGGGCACAGAGACGTTCGATGTCGGTAGCTGACATAGATACCCCGTCAACCATCTTAAAACGGTCACCAAGACGTTTATCGAACT